CTTTTTTAAGAGATTACATAAAAAATAATCTCATGAAAAAACATAAAATATTAGGTCAGAAATTACAAATGGATGCTTCAGATATTAAAGAGTTACAAAAAGAATTGTTCTGTGAATTATTCAATAAATATGGAATTTATGAGCTAGATATGATAGCTAAAGAAATGGGATACCAATACAACAGCATGTTTATAAAAAAAATGATTGAGTGTGAAGCCGATAGAGTCATTGAAGAAAGAAGGGATAGGGAATTTGAGCATCAATTTATAGTTGATCATTTACAGGAAAAATCTTCTGTCTTAGCAAAAAAATTATTTCTTTCATTAGAAGAAATAAGAGGAGTTAAAAAGGATTTTTTAGAAAACTTAATCTTATCAAATCCTTTATTAAATTACTTTAAATTAGCTGAAAAAGTAAAATGTACTTATTTAAAATTTGGCAGGATATGCAGAGAATGTAAAATAAACTTAATTGGAGATATAAAAATAGCAAGAGACAATTCTGTGAATTTAATAGAATTAAAATCAAAAATACAAGAAGGTTTTTCTTTTGATAAATTAAAAAAATATTTTGATTTAGGAGATGCTAGACTTAGAAGAATCTTAGTTCAAAACAAATTAGAACTTTTAAATCAAAGGAAAGTGCTTCGTGATGAAGATAAAGAAAATATAGTTATAGATTATAATAACGGAGTTTCGATAGCAAAAATAATGGAAAAATATCACACAAGTGAAAGTAGAATCAGAAAAATTTTAACTGGAAAAGGTATCTTTGATAAAAAAAATTATGAATTAAATGATGCTGAAATAAATTTTCTGAAAGAAAATGCTGCAAACATGACATTAAAAGAATTGGCTATGAAGCTGGGTAGAAAAAGTTCAATGTTAAAAACTGTAATTTCTGATCTAAATCTAAAGTATAAAGTTAGAGATAGTAAAGGTGAATTATGGGAATGGAAAGGATTTAATGGATAAGGAGGATTGTATATGAATACATTAAGCGATCTAAACTCAAAATTATTTGAACAAATGGATAAACTTAGTAAAGAAAATATTTCAGAAGAAGAGTTAGAGAAGGAAATTAGTAGGAGCGAAACTATGATAAAACTCGCAACTGTAATTATTAGTAACGGCGAGTTAGCTTTGAAAGCAGCAAAGTTTAAAGATGACATGATGGATGCAACAGTTAAACTACCAAAAATGTTAGAGGGATAGATTATGAAAAAATACACTGATGAAATGATTGAGTTCTTAAAAGAAGTTACTCCGCAGAAAACTTATAAAGAAATAACGGAGCTTTTCAATAAAAAATTTAATTTAGATGTAACTGCAGAAATAATAAAAAGCCTTCTTAGTAGAAAGAAAATCCACACTGGAACAAGAGGTTGCCTTTATAAAAAAGGCTCTATCCCGTGGAATAAGGGGAAGAAGGGATATATGGGAGCTAACAGAACTTCTTTCAAAAAAGGGAATAGGCCGAAGAATTGGAAGCCTGTTGGAAGTGAAAGACTTATAGATGGTTATACCTTTATAAAAATAGCAGATCCAAGAGAATGGGCTTTAAAACATAGAATAATTTGGGAAGAACACCATAAAAAGAAAGTTCCTGCGGGTTGTGCAATTATCTTTGCTGACGGGGATAAAACTAATCTTAATGTGGACAATTTAATCTGTGTGACTAGAAATGAATTAAAAGTTCTGAACAAATGTAGATTAATTAGCTCTGTTCCAGAGCTCACAAAAACAGGTTTGAATATAGCAAAAATAAGAATTAAATTAGCCGAGTTAAGAAAGGAGAAGAAATGAATATAAATGATTACAATTCTAGAAACATGGGAAAGCAAGTTCTAGTTTTGGGAAAAGACGATATAAAAGTTTTAAATCATTTTGCAAGTATTGCTAAAAGTGGCGAATTAAAAGGACTGATAGTTGCTGGAAAGTATGTTGGATTTACTGACACATATAGACTTGCATCAATTAAAGATACCCATGAGGAATTATCTGGAACTTATGCCCCTCTGATATTTCCCATTTTAGAAGAACTAAAAAAGGCTAACTCGATAGCTGTACTTAAAGATGGAAAAATCGCAGTTCAAGTAGAAATGGAAGTTACTGAATACGAGCCCCTAAAAGATATAAAAGTCCCTAATATATCAAAGGTGGTTGAAGACTTAGAGTATGAGAGTTATTCTGAAACATTTCCATCAATTAATTTTGCTGAAAATGTAGTTTGGAAGATGTTAAAGTCTGTAAGTGGGACAGAGTATTTTACTAGATTTTTTAACTTTGAAAATGGGAAAGTAACTGTTGAAGCTTACCCGAATGATGAATCTAAGTTATTTTTAGAGATTATGGAGTTAGATAACAAGTCAGCATGTTTAAAAACTTCTTTAGATTTTAAATATGTAGATCTATGGTTTAAATGGATTAAGGGTAGTAAATTTAATATCGCCTTAGGGAAAAATAACAAAAGTGCTATTAAGTTTAGCAATGAAAATATAGATTACATTGTTATGCCACTGGCATTAAGAAGTTAAGGAGAGGATTCATATGACTAAAATAGAAGAAGTATTGGAATATTTAAGATGTAATACTTATGCGACAAATAAAGAAATTTCTGATGATTTGAACATAAGTGAAGGTGTTGTCAGAACTTACTTAAATAGATTAAAAAATAAAGGCTATTTAGAAAAAACTGGTACTGAATATAGGGTTTTAAAAGAAATGCCTGTCAACAAATCTAGTTATAAGCAAGAAATTATAAAAGAAATGCTGGAAGTATACATGGATGATTTTAGAGAACTCAAAGTAATGAACGAAAAAATAAGAGTCGGAGAACTTATCATTAGACTCGTGGATAAATTGTAGGTGATGGGAATGTTTTTAATAAATGATAGTTATTATGAGCTAGTTTTAGAAGACGGAGATATTGCTGTTCTATCAAACATTGTGACGGGTGAGTCTCTGACTATGGGTATTAAAGAACTTTGGAATTATGCGATATGAAAGGAGGTGTTCAGTATGCTGGTAAATAATAAAAAGTCTGTTGCGACTACCACATCAGCAACAGACAAATATACACACTTTAATGATAAGATACCACAAATTAATAAAAAATGCAAATAGGAGGATATAAAAAATGGTTAAAGTTGAATTTACAGGAAGTGTAGAAGAAGTTAGCAAAGAAATATTAGATTTTGTAAGGGGAAACTATATAAATCTAGCTGAAAATATAGCTCTCCCAAAATCAGATACACAAAAAGAAATTAAAAGGGCAATAGATAATGCTATATCTAAAAAAGTTGAGAAAAAAGAAGCTGTTAAAAATGTAGAAGAAGCTCCTGCTCAAAAACTACCAATAGCACCAGCTAAAAAAGAAGAAGCACCTGTAGCTGTAGCAACTCCTTTACCAACTAAGACAGCTGAGTATACTGCAGATGATTTACAAAGAATAGCAGCTGCTTGGATAGCGAAAGACATTGAAAATAACAGAAAAACTATGAAAGATTTATTAGGCAAATTTGGAGTTAAGGCTATAACTGTTCTACCTCAAGAAAGTTATGGAGCTTTTGTTCAAGATCTTAAAAATTTAGGAGTTGATATTTAATGGCACATGCACTATTAGGACCTTCTAGTGCATCAAGGTGGATGGCTTGTCCACCTTCTGTAAGACTCTGTGAGCAATTTGAAGATGTGGAGAGTGAATATGCAAAAGAAGGAAGCCTAGCACACGAAATAGCTGAATTAAAAGTGAAAAAGTTAATAGATCCTGGTTTAACTTCAAGAAAGTTTACTTCAGCTATGAAGAAGCTGAAAGAAAAAGAGCTGTACCAGGAAGAAATGCAAGGTTACACAGATGAGTATGTAGAGTTTATACAAGAACAGATGTACAGTTACGAAACTACTCCACATATTTCTGTGGAACAAAAAGTAGATTTCTCACAATATGTTCCTGGTGGATTTGGGACCGCTGACTGCATATTAATCTCTAATGACACTTTACACGTTATAGATTTTAAGTATGGGAAAGGTGTTCCTGTAAGTGTTGAAAATAATGCTCAGTTACTTCTGTATGCGTTAGGAGCATATCTCGCTTACGAAATGATATTTCCTATAGAGCATATTAAAATGTCAATCGTACAGCCGAGATTAACTGGCATAGACACTTGGGAATGTAGTCTCGATTACTTACTAGGCTTTGCTAAGACAGCACAAGAAAAGGCTGTAATGGCTTTAAAAGGTGAAGGTGATTTTAACTGTGGAGAGCACTGTAAATTCTGTAAAGCTAAATCTATCTGTAAAGAGAGAGCTAATGCTAATTTAGAACTTGCTAAGTATGAGTTTAAAGCTGCAGACCAATTATCTTTAGAAGAAATTGGAGAAATTCTGCAAAAGGCAAAAGATTTGGGTAACTGGGTAAAAGAGTTAGAGAATTATGCATTATCAGAAAGTTTAAAAGGGAATGAAGTACCTGGCTGGAAGGCTGTTAATGGTAGAGGCAGTAGGAGTTTTAAAAACACTGATGAAGCTATAAAAGTACTTAAAGAAAATGGAATTGCAGAAGAACTACTGTATGAAAGAAAGTACTTAACATTAGCTCAGATGGAAAAAGTAATAGGTAAAAAAGATTTTAATAATTTAGTTGGAGATTTAATAGTTATGAATGTAGGGAAGCCAACTCTTGTAGAAGCTTCTGATAAAAGAGAAGCGATAACAAATAAGATAAAGGCTGAAGATGAATTTAGTGCAGTTGATGATATTAATAATTTATAAAAGGAGAAGTGATTTTTTATGGCAAATGATACTAGAGTAATGACAGGGAAAGTAAGATTAAGTTATGTGCATTTATTTAAACCTTATGCAGCAGAAAAAGGGCAAGAAGAAAAGTACAGTTGTACAATTCTAGTTCCAAAGACTGATGTACAAACTAAAATGAAACTAGATGCAGCTATAAATGCAGCAATAGAAAAAGGAATTAGCAGTGTGTGGAATGGAGTTAAACCTCCAAAACCAACTATCCCAATATATGATGGAGACGGAGTGAGACCATCAGATGGAATGGAATTTGGTCCCGAATGTAAAGGTCATTGGGTGTTTACAGCAAGTGCAAAAATTGATTACCAACCAGGAATAGTAGATGTAAGAGCTCAACCAATTCTTAACCAATCTGAAATATATTCAGGAATTTATGCAAGAGTATCCATAAACTTTTTCCCGTATGCAGTAAGTGGAAAAAAAGGAATAGGTTGTGGTCTAGGTAACGTTCAAAAATTAATGGATGGAGAGCCTTTATCAGCTGTAGGAATTAAAGCAGAAAATGAATTTGATGAGGTAGAAATAGATCCAGTTACTGGAGAACCAATTCTATAAAAAAACTTATAAGAAGGGCAGTTTTAATACTGCCTTTCAATTTCAAAAAAGGAGCGATTATGAGAACTTTAAATATTGATATAGAAACATTTAGCTCTGTAGACATTGGTAAGTCAGGTGCATATAAATATGCAATGAGTGATGATTTTCAGATACTTTTATTTGCATATTCTGTTGATGGCCAAGATGTAAAAATAATAGACCTTGCACAAGGTGAAGCTATTCCTGGAGAAGTATTAGACCTTTTAAAAGATGAGTCTTGTATTAAGTATGCATACAATGCTGTCTTTGAATGGTGGTGCTTAAATATGGCTGGAATAGAAACTCCCCTAGAACAATGGCAATGCACTATGGTACACGGTCTTTATTGTGGGTATACTGCAGGTCTTGCTGCAATAGGTAATGCAATGGGTTTACCACAAGATAAGAAAAAATTAACTACTGGTAGTGCTTTAATAAGATACTTCTGTATACCTTGTAATCCTACTAAAAGTAATGGGAATAGGACTAGAAACCTGCCACATCATGCTCCAGAGAAATGGGAGCTATTTAAAGAATACTGTATACAAGATGTAGTTACTGAAATGGAGATAGGTAGAAGATTAAGTGCTTTTCCTGTCCCTGAAAGAGAATGGAAACTTTGGGTATTGGATACTTTTATGAATGCATACGGAGTAAGAGTTGATAGTGAGTTAGTGAATGGTGCTCTGTATATAGACGCATTATCAAGGGCTAATTTACTAGAAGAAGCAAGAGATATAACTAAACTAGATAATCCTAACTCTGCTAAGCAACTATTAGAGTGGTTAGAAGAAGCAGGAGAAGAAGTTGAGAATTTACAAAAAGCTACGGTAGGAAAAATGATAGATACTCTAGATGATGGAAAAGCTAAAAGAGTTTTAGAGATAAGACAAGAACTTTCTAAGACATCTGTTAAGAAGTATAAAGCTATGGACGAAGCCATGTGCAAAGATGAGAGAGTAAGAGGACTATTGCAGTTCTATGGAGCCAACAGGACTGGGAGATATGCTGGAAGATTAGTTCAAGTACAGAACCTACCTCGTAACTATATAGAAACTTTAGATGTAGCTAGAGATGTTATTAAAAAAGGTGATGGTGAACTTTTAGAAATGCTTTATGGAAATATACCTGATACCTTATCTCAGTTAATAAGAACAGCATTTATCCCTTCTGAAGGTAATCACTTTGTGGTATCAGACTTCTCGGCAATAGAGGCAAGAGTCATAGCTTGGCTTGCTGGAGAAGAGTGGAGAATGGAAGTATTCAAAACTCATGGAAAAATCTATGAAGCCTCTGCATCTCAAATGTTTGGAGTGCCAATAAACACCATAGCAAAAGGTGAAGAAAACTATCATCTTAGAGCTAAAGGAAAAGTTGCCGAACTTGCTCTGGGATATCAAGGTAGTGTTGGAGCCTTAACTGCTATGGGTGCAGCTGATATGGGACTGACTGATGAAGAAATGAAAGACATTGTAGACAGATGGAGAAAATCATCAAAAAGAATTGTGGAGTTGTGGTATGCATTAGAGAATGCTGCAGTTGAAGTTTTAGAAACTGGAGAACCGCAGATAGTTAAATGTGTAAAGTTAGCTAAAGAGTACGATTTTATTTATGGTCAAGACTTTTTCACAATAGAATTACCAAGTGGCAGAAAACTTTTCTATCCAAAGCCATTCTTAAAAGAAAATCAATTTGGCCAAATGCAGATGCATTACATGGGTATTAATCAAACATCTAAGAAGTGGGAAGTTATCCCAACTTATGGCGGTAAATTAACAGAAAATATTGTACAAGCTATCGCAAGAGACTGCTTAGCAGAAACTTTGTTAAGAGTAAAAGCTAAAGGTTGGCCAATAGTATTTCATGTTCATGATGAGGTAATTCTGGACGTTCCAAAGTCTGTGGAATTAGAGGAAGTTATAAAAACTATGACTGAAGAAATAAGTTGGGCTAAAGGATTAATATTAAATGCTGCTGGATTTACTGGTAGTTATTATATGAAAGATTAGGAGGAAATTATGCATATAGGAAGAAAAATTAAAAAATTTAGAGATGAAAATAAAATATCACAAACAGAATTTGCTGAAAAAATAGGTGTTACTCAAGGCTTTCTATCATACGTAGAAAATGGGAGACTTAATATAGAAAGTCCTTCTCTTGAAAAGAAAATACTAATTGCTATCGGTGAAGCTCCAGGTGAAGATTTAAAAAAGGATTTTGAAAAGAATGTAGAGCTTGCTAGTGATAATGTTCACTCACCAAAGCATTACATGATACCAGGTTGTAATTTTGAATGTAAGGATCTATCTGACGCAATTGTCAGAAACATGCCTAACCCTTTAGGGACTAGAATTTGGAATGTAGTTAAGTACCTGGTTCGTGCAGAAAAGAAAAACGGATTAGAAGATTACAACAAGGCTGTTGAGTACTTGTCCTGGATAGAAAAAGGGAATGAAGCAGATGAATATGATAACGAAAATACTTTAGAGAACATTGCTGATAAATTAAAAACAGATTGGACTACTATCATAATGGGGATATGTGAGGGCTATACAGCTAAAAAGGCTATTTTAATGAATGAGACTTTTAGGAATTTAATTGCTTTAAACATTCCTGGAGCGATTAACTGCATATCTAAAATAATAGAACTTGGATAAATGGAGATAACAGATGGAGAACTCGAGAAAATTAATAATATCTGAAGCAAATAACAGACACTCTAAGGAATGGGTACGAACTGAAATTACCTGGTCTGAATTTGTAGATAGATTAGGAAAACCTAAAATAACAGCTGAAACACTAGATGAGTTCTTATCTTATTCTAAAGCTAAGCAAGATGATATTAAGGACGTTGGAGGCTTTGTTGGTGGAAAATTAAAAGGGAATCTTAGAAGAAGTGAAGCTGTTGAAAGCAGGAGTTTAATTACTCTTGACTTAGATAACTTAGCTTATGAAGATGATACTAAGATTATAAAAACTCTTAATAGTTTAGGCTGTGCTTATGCAGTGTACAGCACTCGTAAGCACCAAACTACTAAACCTAGAATTAGAGTTATTTTGCCCTTAGCTGAAGACGTGTCTGCTGATGAGTATGAACCGATAGCGAGAAAGGTAGCAGAGTCTATAGGATTACGTTATTGTGATCCTACTACCTTTCAAGCTGTTAGGTTAATGTACTGGCCTAGCCATTCTACTGATAGTGATTATGTTTTTACTTATGCTGACAAGCCTATGTTAGATGGTAAGGCAGTTCTTAATATGTATGCTGATTGGAGAGATGTAACAACATGGCCAGAAGTTCCTGATGCTCAAAAGCACCATTTAACTTTGCTGAAGCAACAAGAAAACCCTTTAGAAAAAGAGGGAATGGTAGGGGCATTCTGTAGAAGGTTCAACATTTACCAAGCAATAGATGAGTTTTTACCTGGAGTATATGAACCTTGTGATATATCTGATAGATTAACCTTTGTGGGTGGAAGTACTACTGCTGGAGCTATTGTGTATCAAGATGGACTTTTCTTATACTCACATCATGCCACTGACCCTTGTAGTCAAAAATTAGTAAATGCTTTTGACTTAGTAAGATTACATAAATTCGGACATTTAGATATACAGGCAGATATTAAAACTCCTGTGGCCAAACTACCTTCTTGGCTGGCTATGAAAGAATGGGTATTCGCTAAGACTCCAGTCAATTCAGATTTACTTAAAGAGAGAAGGCAAAAAGCAATATCTGAATTCTCGGTCTCTAATAATCCTGATGTAGATACAGTTGAAGGTATAGTAGTTGAAGAAGATGATAGCTGGACAGCAGAACTTGTATATAACTCGAAAGATAATTCAAAAGTACTTAGTACCCTTGCTAATATAATGCTGATTTTAAGAAATGATCGAGAACTAAAATTTAAAATCTTCAAGGATATTTTCTCTTCAAGAATACTTGTAAGAAAAGATGTACCTTGGGATAGAAAATTTGAAGCTGATGATAGGTTATGGACCGATACAGATGATGCTGGTCTTAGATGGTATTTAGAGAGTACTTATGGTATCACGTCTACAAATAAAATTATAGATGGAGTTAATCTGATTGCAGAAGAAAATGCAGAAAATAAGGTTGCTACTAGAATTCAATCAACTTTATGGGATGGGGAAAAAAGACTAGAAACTTTATTTATAGATTACCTAGGTTGTGAAGATAACGTATATACTAGAGAAGTTTCTGAAAAATCATTAGTAGCTGCAGCTAAAAGAGCTATCTATGGTGGGATTAAATGGGATAATATGCCTATCTTAATAGGTCCGCAAGGTGTAGGTAAGAGTACTTTTTTAAAGATTCTAGGTATGGAGTGGTATAACGATAGTTTGGTTAATGTGGAAGGTAAAGATGCTTGTGAGTTAATTCAGGGAAGTTGGATTCTGGAAATGGGAGAACTTAGTTCTTTAAGAAAATCTGAAATGAACTTAGTTAAAAACTTTTTAAGTAGAACAGATGATGTCTTTAGAGCATCGTATGGGCGTAGAGCCCAAAAATATCCAAGAAGATGTGCATTCTTTGGAACTGCAAATGATACTAACTTTTTAAGAGATGAAACAGGGAATAGAAGATTTTGGCCAATAGATTGTTTTATTCATAAGCCAAAAAAATCTATCTTTGATGACTTGAAAGATGAGTTAGATCAAATATGGGCTGAGGCTTGCGAGCTTGCAAAAGATAAATCTTATAGTTTAGTTCTATCAAAAGAAGCCTTAGAAATAGCAATAAAAGAACAGGATTCCCATTCTGAAGATAACGTATACAAAGGAATTATCTTAGATTACTTAGATAAGAAAATTCCAAAAAA